TGTTACTAAATGTGGCGATAATTTGATATTTAATCCATTTAATAATGAAAACACTGAGATTACATTGAACGATGTTCAATCTATTCTTAATCGTTATGGTGTTAAAGCACCAGTTCATAATATTGAATTATATAAACGCGCATTCATTCATAGTTCTTATACGAAACGCGCCCAACACGAAAATACAGCTAATAATATTACAATTATGCCACGGCCAGATGATTGTCTCCCTTTAAAAACCAAATCAAATGAACGCCTCGAATTTATTGGGGACGGCGTGCTAGAGTTAATTACGAAATATTACCTTTACCGCCGTTTTCCTAAAGCCGACGAAGGGTTTATGACGGAAAAAAAGATCGCCTTAGTAAAAAACGAACACATTGGAAAATTGGCATACGATATGCATATTAATAAATGGTTAATTATTTCTAAATATGCAGAGGAAAAAAAAATTAGAACAAATTTGAAAAAGTTGGGTTGTTTATTTGAAGCCTTTATTGGTGCTTTATTTTTAGATTTTAATAAGATTTCGGTTACGGATGAAGAAGGCTGGTTTAAAAATGTTTTTGTGACAGGCCCTGGCTTTCAAATGGCACAGATTTTTGTAGAAAATGTATTTGAAACACATGTTGATTGGACTAAAATCATTAATACTGATGATAATTTTAAAAATATTTTACAGGTAAAAATTCAAAAAGAATTTAAAACAACGCCTGATTATTTAGAAATTAGTCATACCGCCGAGCAAGGATATGAAATGGGTGTATATTTATGTTTAGGTAAGCCAATTCATCAAATGAAAATTGAGGAGAGTGTTGGATTTAATGTATACGGATCTTTTCAAAAAATTCAAGAGGAATTAGCAGAAAAAAATAGCGTGTTTGTATTTTTGGGAAAAGGTATTCATAAAATTAAGAAAAAGGCAGAACAGATTGCGAGTGATTTATCTATTAAGGCAATTAACATAGCTGATTAAATGTGATATAATAAAAATCATTACGACTTTCATTAATTATAATACAATATTTGTAAAACTTTTTTAAAGCTTGTCTTATATTATATAAGATAATATATGGCTTCTGCTCTTTTAGCTAAATTAAAAATAAATAATCCACCTGCTCAAAAAAATCAAATAGAAATAAATATACGGGGAAAAAGACAAGGACAGGGACAAGAAAAAGAACAAGGACAAGAAAAAGAACAGGGGCAAGGACAAGAAAAAGAACAGGGACAAGGACAAGAAAAAGAACAGGGACAAGGACAAAGATTTACTATAATAGATGAATCAAAAACAATGAACTTTGACAGAAATACTTTTTTAAAAGGTTTACGCAAAATACCTCACGATGAATTGATAACAAAAGCAAATGATCTGAATCCGGTACCAAAAGAAACCGATGCAAGTAAGAAAAAAACAACACGAAAAATAAGACCTAAAACTGGTAAAAAAAAGGACACTGCTGTCTCGACAATTAAAATGAATGACGAAGGCCAAAATATAGTAAATCCGGTTATTAATGTCGATACTTTAGAACTCAATCCCGTCGCCAATCCTTTACCAGAACCAGTGAAAGAAACCGACGAAATTAAAAAGTCCAAAAAAATGACTGTACGCCGCACAAAGAAACCTATTATTGGTGTAAATGAAGGACCTTTGCCACTTACCACCATCGGTGATGCCGATATACAAACCCGCCTTAAAAAACGCATTGAAGCGCCAATTGTTATCCCAGCCTCAGCATATTACATGAATAATCGTGAAATCTTTGTGAATTTTATGTCGTCGTTATTCAATAAATATAAGAAAAATTTGGCCGACGAAGCGGCTACGCCAGCTACATGCCCTGGCGACAATGATAAAAATGATTTTTCTCTTATGACACATCAACAAATTGTCCGTGATTATTTAAATTTATATACACCTTATCGTGGACTGTTATTGTATCACGGCTTAGGGTCTGGTAAAACTTGTTCCTCAATTGCGATTGCCGAAGGGCTTAAAAGCGCAAAACCGATTATTATAATGACCCCTGCATCATTGCAGAAAAACTATCGCGAAGAATTGAAGAAATGTGGGGATGAAATGTACAAGAAGAATCAATTTTGGGAATTTGTGCGTATAAATAATGATGACACTGAGCTAATCGATACCTTGTCCAATGTATTATCACTTTCGGTTGATTATATTAAGAAAAACGGGGGGGCTTGGATGGTCAATATGTCTAAACCAGAAAATTATGATAAGTTGTCATCGGGTGATAAATTAAAACTAGATGAACAGATTGATAAGATGATACAACATAAATATAGATTTATTAATTATAATGGTTTGCGAATGTCATCCATTGTTGAGCTAACTCAAAATAATACAATTAATCCATTTGATAATAGTGTGGTTATTGTTGATGAAGCCCATAATTTAGTCAGCCGGATTGTCAATAAACTTGGAAAAAAACAAGAAACCATTTCGTCGGCTCTTTATCGTTTATTGTTGAAAGCAAAAAATGTGAAAATAGTATTATTATCAGGAACGCCTATTATTAACTACCCCAACGAAATAAGCATTTTGTTTAATATATTGCGCGGTTATATTACGAGTTGGTCGTTCAAATTAGATATCATGGCTGAACGAAAAATAACTACTAATTATATTCAATCTCTTTTTAAAAGTAGTGTCTTGGGAGGAAATATATTAGATTTTCTAGAATATAAACCATCATCAACTACCTTAGTTATTACTAGAAATCCGTTTGGGTTTGTAAATAAAACATCCGTGAAAGATAATACATATGCTGGCGTAAAAATAGAATTGGGGGAGCGTGGTGAAATAAATGACGAAACTTTTATAAAACTTGTTACTGCTATTTTGAAAAAAAATAATATTATGGTGAAACCAAACTCTGTTTCTATGCACGAATATAAGGCTTTGCCGGATACACTTGACGAATTTAAAAGTTATTTTATTGAAGAAAACGGTGAATTAAAAAATATGAATATGTTTAAACGCCGTATATTAGGATTAACTTCTTATTTTCGTAGTGCACAAGAAAGTTTAATGCCGCGTTATAAAAAAGAAAACCCCACCGACTTTCAAATTATTAAAATACCTATGAGTGATTTCCAATTCGGTGTTTATGAAGAAGCCCGTGTTCAAGAACGAAACCAAGAACGCAAAAATGCGATGAAGAAAAAAATGAAAAAACCTGGTGTTGATGGATTATATGAAAACACAACCTCTACTTATCGTATTTTTTCGCGTGCCTTTTGTAATTTTGTTTTCCCAAAGCCAACCATTAAACGACCTATGCCCGACAAGAAAAATATGAATGGCGAAGAAGTTGATTTGGAAGAAGCAATAAATTTAATTGACGAAGATGCGATTGACGCCGTAACAAGAAAAGAAAAGGCTACACGGGATGAAGCGTTTGATGACAATGAAGGCATGGCGGAGGAAGGCATGGTGGAGGAAGGCATGGTGGAGGAAGGTAGTTTATCGTATAAACAACGCATAGAAAATGCCTTAAAAATGCTGGAAAAAGATAGCAGCAAATACCTTACACCAGACGGATTACAGGTTTATAGTCCCAAATTTTTAAATATATTGGAAAATATACAAGATGAAGATCATCAAGGTATTCATTTAATATACACACAATTTCGTGCGTTAGAAGGAATTGGTATTTTAAAATTAGTCCTCGAAGCGAACGGTTTTACCCAATTTAAAATTAAAAAAGTTGGCGAAATATGGGATCTTGCCATCCCCGAAGAAGACGCAGGAAAACCAACCTTTGCTTTATATACTGGAACAGAAAGCACCGAGGAAAAAGAGATCATTCGTAATGTATTAAATAATGCCTGGAAATATGTACCCGAAACTATTGTGCGAAAATTAAAAGAGATAGCACCTAATAATACAATGGGCGAAATTATTAAAGTTTTAATGATTACCTCGTCAGGAGCGGAAGGTATATCTTTGAAAAATGTGCGTTATGTTCATATTACAGAGCCATATTGGCATCCTGTGCGCATAGAACAAGTTATTGGAAGAGCGCGGCGTATTTGTAGTCACCAAGAATTACCAGTAGAATTACGCACTGTATCAGTATTCCTCTACATAATGACCTTGTCGGAAAAACAACTTGATAGTGATGATACAATTGAATTGCGGTTAAAAGATAAAAGTCGCAAGGATGATATCACTCCGGTTTCAACAGATGAAGCCATATATGAAATTGCATCAGCAAAGGAGGATATTACTACAACTATTTTAAAAGCAGTCAAAGAAGCGTCTATTGATTGTGCTCTTCACATAAAAGCAAATACAAGTGAAAAATTACAGTGTTTTAGTTTCGGTTCTAATGACAGTTCTAAATTTGCATATGATTTAACCATCGAGAACGAACAATCAGATGCTATTGCTGATAAAAATAAAAAACAAACAAACTTTAAGGCCAAAAAATATAAAATAGGGGACACATACTATGCATTAAATCAGGAAACAAAAGAAATTTATGATTTAGAAAGCTATATGAATAATAATATAGTCAAGCTTGGTAAACTTGTCAAATTGGATAATGGCAATTATGAGATTGAATTTATTTAATAAGATAAAATATAGGATAGTTTATTGTTCACATCTACACACAAAAGTGTATAATGTATCATATAAATCATTAATTATACCTATTAAAATAATGGTATTTATGTATAAAGAAAGTATTAATATATATTTTGATTGAAGAAGGTCACTAAGAGTCCATATAAGAAGGTATTCTACGACATTAAAATGAAATATTATAAGATTTATTAATATTATATTTATAAACCGACACACAGATATAATAATTGCATCTACATTTGATATTGATCTTACATTAATCAAAGTATAATTAAATAATAGATTAATACAATCTTTAATATCTTGTTTCATACAACACCTTTTTATCATAATAAGAGGTATGGTGTCGTCCTCTGATATGTAAATAATATTGTTGCACTTATTTATTATTCAATTTTATAATAAATAATATAATAAATAATATAATAAATAATATAATAAATAATATAAAAATTATATAAAAATTATATAATAAATAATATAATAAATAATATAATAAATAATATAAAAATTATATAAAACTTATACAATTTTTATAAGTATGGAGTTATTAAATCAATTCACTGCAAATGAAAATAAAGGATTGATTTGGAAATTAATGTGCGATAAAGGTATATTTACCGATATTCCTAATAATAAATCACTTGCAGTAAAAGACGCGTTTGATATAACAGTTGATACAATTTCTAAACAAATAGCTAGTCAAGATACCTTGATAGAATTAAATAAACGTGTTATATCAGAAATGATAAATCAAAAATCCAACTATGTAGATCCGCCACGCACAGAAATGTCTTTGAATTATAGTGCTGCCGAAATATCACAGACACGACAAAAAAAGTTCGATGATGAATTAACTCATAAAAAACAAGAGTTTGATAAATTTAATAATGTCCAAGTACCAGAAAAAATAGATTTTTCTGATAATTTGGATACACCATTTGGCAGTGAAATTAATAAAATACTAGCAGACCAGATTGCATTGAGGGAAAATCAATTAAATATGGTATTAGAAACACAAGATAAAGATGCAGCAAATGAATGGATACAAAATCCAAACATTACAACAAATGATTCTGATGAAAAAAAAATTAGTAAATTAAAAATAGGAGAACCGATACACATTGAATTATCTGAAACAAAACCCAAAAAGGTCAATTTTGTTGATATAATACCAGAGACACAATCACAATCACAATCACAATCACACCATTTAACTAATAATGAAAACAATGATTTTTTATCTCTTTTGAAAACAAAAGATCAGGTAGAAAGTAATAATACAACTGAATTATTGCACAAAATATTAAAAAATCAAAATAAAATTATTGAAATGATTGAAAAATTAAAATAATTAAGACTATAAATCACTATTAAAATAACGGTCGCGCAAATTTTCCATTTCTGCGTCACTTATTTTTTTTGATTTAAAATAGTTGGGATTAACTGTGTCTTCTATTAACGATATAATAAAATATAATGAATACATTCCACACTCTGTATTACCCTCTTGATGCACAAATGGGGCATTTTGATCCAATTTTAATTTTATATCTAACTCTAATCCCTGCGAAATAACACGATTTGAAAATTCTTTAATTTCTTTTGGTATTTTCGTTCCATTGCTATCAAAAAAGAAAATGTACTTTTCCTTAATATTAATAAAAAGTGAAATCCAATGTGCTCCGCTTTTATTATGTGGGTCTGTATTAAATATAATTCCTATTTTATTAACGCCGTCTTTTATAAAATTTGAAAGTTTAAATTGACATAAATCATCCCATACACACTTATCCTCGTGTATATGTGTATCAAAATCAATCGGCGTAGGCCCGATAAAACGAAAGCAAGGGAATGTATGTTCATATTGTTTCATTACATTCTCAATGTCTACACTATTTAACCATGTGTTATGATTCTTTTTCCATTTTTCAGGAGATTTTGGAGCAAACGTGTATTTATTTAATTTATCATCTAAATTGTTTTCCATAAATTTTTGTTTTAACCAACATGATTCTGAATAACAAGATTTTTCCATTTTTTTTTTCAAATGATTCCATATCTCCATTGGTTCTGAGCTATTTATAGGTGATTCTAAATGTCTTTTATTCCATAAATCTCTCATTTTTAATAGGGATTTTTTATCATAACAACTAAATTTTTGCATTTTATCCTTTGTAGATGGCGCGCATTGAGCTTTTATAAAATTTTTATTACCACCTTTTCTGGATTTGTTGCGTGTTTGCTTATGCTTAATCTTATGCTTATGATGGATGCTATGCTTATGTTTTCTACTGTACTTATGTTTTTGCCTTATTGACTTCTTATATTTTTTTGTTTTCATTTTTCAATCGTTTAATTATACTATTTGATTAGATAAATCTTCTTTCTTAAATTTTGATTTATCCTTATTCTTATCCTTATTCTTATCCTTATTCTTATCCTTATTCTTATCCTTATTCTTAT